GACGGCCGCATCGATCGGGGCCGCCTGAAAGACGGCCCCCTTGACGACACGCTGGCCCTGATAGGTCAAGTCATCCCGCGCGACGAGCGCAATGGTTCGCATAGCGACCGAACGGACACACGATGGCGGCGCCCGAGTCATCCGCCCGAGCGCCGCCTCACGACTGCCCGCGCCTACGGACTGCCCGCGCCCCAGGCGACGTGGTCGATCCACGCCACCGCGGCGTCACGCCGCCGCACCCAGTTGATGAACCGCTCGGCGCGCAAGCCGATCTGGTTCGTCTGCCACAACGAGACCAGGGTGCCGCCCGACGTGGCCGGGCTGCCCTGCGGGTCGTCGTCCATCGCCAGCGACGCCTCGCCGCTCGCCTCGACGCTCACCTGCCCGTCGTCGCTCAGGAAGATGTCCTGCGCGTTGACGAGGATGACCATGTAGTCGGCCGGGCTGCCCGACACGACGTACTGCGAGGTGATGACCGGCAGGCCCATCAGGGTCCCGCCCTTCATCGTGATGGCCGGGAACTCCGGCTGCCCGAGCGCGTTCACCATCAGCGACAGCGCCAACGCCGTCATCTCGGACATGATGAACACGCCGCTCGAGGGCGTGATGTTCGCGGTGATGAAGGCCGCGAAGAGCTGCCCGATGTCGTAGCGCACCGCCGCGGCGTCCGTGCCGCTCGACACGATGGCCGCGATGCCGTTCGTGATCGAGGCGGGCGAGACGCCTGTGTCCAGCGCCTTGGCCGGATCGACGAAGTCGATGTCCATCCGCGCGATGAGCGCCGCCGCCAGACCGTCGCGGATCAGCGATTCCGCTGAGGGGTTCGAGAACCGCGCCAGCTCCTGACTGTAGACCGCGATGTTCGCGACCTTGGCGAACCCGAGGGTCACCGCCGTGAAGTCGAACTTCGTCAGCGGCTTCGGGTGCGCCTCACCGACCCAGTAGCCGGCCCCGCCGGTCGACTGGCCGAGGATCCGGACGTTGAACGGCACGCGCCGCAACGAGGGGATCCCGCCCTGCCCGAAGCGGCCCACGATGGTCTGCGGGCGCAGGAACTCGACGAACTCGCTGTAGATGGTCTGCGCGACGGCCAGTGGGCCGGCCCAGCCCGGTCCTGCCGGGGCCCCATCGGTGGTCGTGGCCCCGGCCACGGCTGCCTTGAGCACCATCTGGATGCGCGGGTTCTCCGGGTAGCGTGCCCGCGCGACCTCCAGGGCGCTGACGTCGTTGCCCTTTCGCCGTTCGATGGCCGACGCCATCTTGCAGATCATCAGCCGGGTGAACTCGTGCCCCGGCGGCAGGTTGGACTTGACTTCCACCGTCCCGACGTGCGGATCGGGGCCGCCGTCTGTGACCGGCCTGCCAATCGCCGGCCGCGCCTGCGCCGCCTGCGCGCCTTCGAGGGCCTCCAGGCTGGCGATCTCGGCCGTCAGCTCTTTGACCTCGCTGGCGAGGGTAGTGCGCTCGGCCTTGAGGTCCTCGCTCAGCACCGTGTCTTCGGCGCCGCGCAGGATGGCCTCGAGCCGCTCGCTCTTGGTTTTGAGATCGGCCTTGCGGCCGGTCAGCTTCTCACTCACATTCATCGCGTGATTCCTTGCTGGGTCCGTAGCGCCGGACAGGTGAGACGAGACGCGCGCGGGCCCGCCTGGCGCGGCCGGCCGGAGCACGTCGTAGGCTTTGATCGTTTCGATCCGGGCCTCCGCCTGCGCCGGGATGGCGACCAGGCTCAGCTCGAGGACTTCCGTTTCGCGGTACCGGTAGCCGCCGGTGTCCTTCATGAAGTCGACGGCGTCGTTGAGGACGCGGAAGCCAATGCTCACACCCCGAATCAGCCGCGCCTTCACGGACTGCCAGGCTTCGTCAACCCGATCCTTCAGGCGCCCGGGCTCCGCGATCGCCGGGAGCTGCGCCGTGAAGGTGATGCCGTCCGCGGTGGGTTTGTCGAACTTGACGAGCCCGACCGGCTGGGTCGTGTCGTGGTAGAGCAACAGCGAGAGCGGGTTCTTGAAGCGGATGCCCAGCGGTTCAATGATGTCGCCGAGCCGGTCGGGCGTGGGGGTCGTGGCCGTGCCGGTGATCTCGCGGCGCTCCTCGTTGACCGCCTTGACCGTGAGAACTGAGTACGCACGATCGGAAAACCGGGCCATACGGACCTCCGGCGGCAGTGTGCGCCGAAACGTCCAGCCCAGGATTAAATGTGGAGGAAAAAGACGCGGCGGGATCTACGATCGCTGCCCGAGACTCGTCCACAAGATCCAGCGCGCGAGCTTATTCCCGGGCACACCCAACCGCCGCGCCCGACGATACAGCTCGTCGATCTCGCTATTCGGTAGCCAGAGGGACAGCCGCTGCCCCGGTTCCTTCGCGGGCGGCCGGCCCCGACGCGACGGGGTGCCGCGGTTCGGCTCATCAGCCAGCGTCAGACGTAGGGGCTCGCTCATCGGGGGCCTCCGAGAATCATCATCCGGTATTCCTTCGGCGGCTCGGGCGGGGCCGCCGCCCGCGTGAGGGCGGTCAGGAGCGCCATGATGCCGTCGATCTTGTTGTGCGAGTCCTTGCCGCCCGCCTTGCGCGGGTAGATTTCGTCCTTGTAGTTCCGGGCGACGACGACGTTACTCGCCATCCACGTGAGGACGGGATCGCCGGTGTGGATGAATTGGCGCCGGGCGATCAGCTCGTCGAGTTTCTGCATCGCCGGGTTCATCGCAATGACGTCCTGTTTCACCGTGACGACGGGAGGGTCGTTGCTCAGCCGGGTCATGAGCCGCTGCTGCATCTGCGCCGCCAGGGCCCGGTCGAAGTCGATCTCCTGGACGTTCAGCGTCTCGCACCAGCGCACGATGGCGTCTTCGATGCGCTGGTAGTCGGCGACGTTGCCCTCGGTCTGGATGATGGCGCCGTCGCGGAGCCAGCCCGGGTACTGCGCCACCGCCGCGGCCAGGGTCGCCGCTTCGGGCACGAAGAACTGCCCCACCACGGCGAAGCGGCTGTCCTCGAGGCGGAAGAGCGCGACGAGCGCGGCGATGTCGCGCGTCTCGGCCAGGTCCACGCCGATCCAGCACGGCACCTTCTCGGCGGCCAGGCGCTCGAGCGCGAGTGTCGGGTCGGCGCAGGCCCGCCATTCGTCCATGTCCAACCAGGCGGACTCCCCCTGCACCCAGACGTTGAGATGCTTCGTCAGGAAGGCATGCACGCCGGCCGGCGAGTGCTTCGCCTTGGCGGCCTTCCGCGCCAGGTCCGCGGCCATCACCGAGACGCCGTAGTTCGGGTTGGCTTTCCTCCAGGTGGCTTCCGCATCCCAGGCGTCGCCCTGGTCGATGGTGTACTCGATGCCGAAGAGCGTCTCGTCCTCGAGCGCGCCCTCGAGGACCTTCCGGAGGTACGTGAGGAGCTCGTAGCAGATCCCGCCGATGTTCGCGCCGGCCGTCGTCAACGCCAGGATCAGCGGATGCAACCGGGCGCCGGTGGCGGTCTCGAGGACGTCCCACACGGCGCGCGTCTTGTGCGCGTGGAGCTCGTCGACCAGGGCGCAGGAGATGTTGAGCCCGTCGAGCGTGCCCGCGTCGCTGGAGAGGGGCCCGAACTTCCCGGCCGTCGCCGGCACCTCGAGCTGGTGTGCCGTCTTCGCGCCCAGGCGCAGGCCGAAGTAGTCCCGCAGCAGCGGCGAGCGGCGGGCCATCTCATAGGCGATCTCGGCGATGATGCGGGCCTGGTCGCGCGTCGTCGCGGCGGAGTAGACCTCCGGGCCGCCCTCGTCGTCCGCGGTCAGCATGTAGAGGGCGATGACCGCCCCGAGGGTGCTCTTCGCATTCTTCCGGGGCACCAGGATGAGGGCGAGGCGGAAGCGACGCAGCCGTGGCGTGTCGCGCTGGCGCCAGCCGAAGAGCGTCGTGAGGACCCAGCACTGCCAGGGTTCCAGTTCGATGGTCGCCCAGAGGGCGCGGCCGTCCGCGTCCTGGCCGATCATCTTCGCCTTGGGGCCCTTGATGTGAGGGAGCTGCTCTGCGGCGAAGCACACCCGTTCTGCCGCCTGGTGGTCGAAGACGAACGGGAACGTCAGATCCCCCTTCGACGCCCGTTCAAGGTCTCGCTGATTCCGGGCACACGCCAACCGGACCCAGGTGCAGACGTCAATCGTCCCAGCGAGCACCGCCGCCTCATACCCGCGCGCCCGCTCAAGGTAGGACGGCATCATCATTTCCCGGCCACCTGAGCCCAGGGATTCGTGGCCGCCTGGCGGGCGCGGCCGCCGCTGTCCGCCGGCTTGCCGAACCCGGTGAGCTTGAAGCGCGCGAGCGTCGAATCGAGCCGCTGCGCCAGCTGCACGTAACTCCGCATCGTGCTGAGCGCCTTCTCCGAGCCGGGACCGAGGCGCTGCAGCCGGCGCGCGATCGCCGCCTTCAACACGAACTGTTCACAGAGCTCGCGGAAGCCGGCGACGGTCGCCGGGACGAGCGTGCGCTGCTCAATCGCGAAGGGCGCCCAGCGGCGCCAGAACTCCTGCTGCGCCGGGATCAGATCGGCGGGCGGTTCAAGGAGGCTCGCGTCCTCGGCGCTCGTCGGCGGGGCTGGCCCGAGCGGAATCGACTCGAGGTCGCGGCGGACGCCGTCCATGTCCAGGACGATAGCCCGCCGATGTGTCGGCTTGCGTCCCGCACCCACCCGCCGGCCCCCGCGTGGCATGGTTTGAATTAACCCCTTTCAAACCAACTGATTACTGAAACATTATGATTTCGACCTTCTCTGTAATCGAGAGACGGCCACGGTCTCAGCTCTTCCCGTTCGACCTTTCGATGGGCCCCCCCGCCCCCCCGCGGGGTGCGCG